AGTCGTAGGACAGTTTCAGCTTGCCCACCTTCACGTTGCTCTTGTCATTGAGCCCGGGATCGAACCAGCAGCGTGCGCCGAGCAGGAAGCCTTCGCGCACCAGGGCGCGCAGCTTCGCGTTGATCGCTTCGATCAGGTCGCGCACCAGGCTCGCATGCATGGGCTTGTCGCTGTACTCGAACACGCCTTCGCCGATCGTGGCGGCCACCACTTGCGCCGTGCGCGTGCAGCTTTCGAACAGGTACTCGCCGTTATCGCAGGTGCGCGAGCCCCAGAAGCGGAAGCCGTTGCGGTTGATCAGCGTGGTGACACCCGCTTCGTTCAAGATGTCCGCATCGGTGCCCTCGGTGAGGTAGTCGAAGTACACGTCGGCGCTGAGGCCGTTGACGCCATTCACCGGGACATTGGAAATCACCTTGTGCCAGCCGGTGGTCTGGTCGATGGCCGCACGCAAGCCCAGTGCGATGGCCGTGGTCATCGCCAGTGCGGTGGTCTTCGTGCTGATATCGAACGCGGTGAAATCCGGCCAGATCAGCATCAGCTCGCGTGCACTGAATTGCTTGCGGTAGGCGAGCGCTTCGGGAATGGTCTTGCAGCCGTGACAAGACACGTAGGCAAACGCACCCAGGCGTTTGCTGATGATCGCGATCTGCTGCGCGACGTCTTCCGTATCCAGGCCCGGTGCGCCGATTAGGCGCGGACGAAGGCCCACGCGTTGTTCGGCGGTGAGCAGCGCCTGCAAACCGGTGTAGCGTCCTTGCGCGTTGGTGATGCCGATCACGTTCGCGGTGGTGGTGTTTTCGTCGTCGCCTTCGGCCACGCGCACGACGATGACCGGGCAGCGCACCTGGTTGTCGATGGCCTGCAGCGCTTTGGCGAGCGTGCCCTTGATGCCGGCGGCGGCGATACCGGCCTTGGCCTGCGTCAGCAACACCGGCGTGTCCAGCGGAAACACGTTGGCGTCGGCATCCATCGCGGTAACAACGATACCGATCACGGCGGTGGAGGCGGTCTTGAAAGCGAGCGGCGCATCGGTGGTTTCCTCGATGCGTGCGCCGTGGTGGTAAGCGGTGGACATGCGGGTCAGGCCTCGCTAGGGATGGAAGTGGGGGCGTCGTCGGTCGGTGGTGCGGTCAGCGCATCGGTGGGCAGTTCCACGCCCAGTTCCGTGATGACGTGCTGCGCGCCATCGGCCGTCCAATAGGTGACGCCGCGGTAATCGGGAACGAGGTCCCATGCCGCGTGCTGTGCGTTCCAGCGCGGCGTCTGATGCGCGCCCGCGTGAGGCGGTGCCATCACGGTCAAGGCATCCGGCAGCGGTTCGCCTGGTGAAGGATGGGCGGCGCGCTGGGCGGTGGCTTTCGACCACACCGGTGTGCAGCTGTAGTCCGGCTGCTGACGCCAGATGCCGGCGTCGTCGTCCCACACGTTCATCAGCGGCGTGTCGCTGCTCACGATCGGCGGTGCGTCGGCGGTCACGCCGTCGGGCAGAGCGTCGCCCAGCGCGAGCGTGTTCGGTACCGGGTGACACGTCGCGGTCTCCCAGAGCATCACGCGGCGAAAATCGGGCACGACGTCCCACGCGGAGCCGTTGTCGTTAAGCCGCGCGCGTGCGTGGGCACCGACATCGTTGGGTGGTGCGACCTCCACCACGTTGCGCGGCAGGTAATAGGTGCCTTCCAAGGGGGAGAGGAACACCTCCACCGTGCCCAAGAACTCGCGGGTGACCTCGTCGAAGCTGTACGCGTGCTTGGCGGTAGGAAGATCGAGCGTAGCGGGATCGGACATGGCGTGGCCTAATCAGTAAGCGATGAAATGGAACATGTGCGTACCGGCGGCGAGGTTGTCGCTGCCGCCGGCCGCCGCAACGGTAAGCGTGTGGCTATGGCTGCCGCCGTTGGCCAGCGACAAGCCGTGCGTGTGGTCGCCCACGGCGGCAATCGAGATCGTGTGCGAGTGCGCGCCGGCGCCGTTCATGCCGATGTTGTGGCCGTGGTTGCCTTGCCAGTCGGTCGACAAGCTGTGTGCGTGATTGCCCGCGTCGTTGGTTTGTCGCTGCATGTTGCGGAACGCGGGACCGCCGCCGCCGACGTAGCTGGAACCCGTGCCATCGCCGAACAGGCTGTTGAGCGTGACGTGCGAGTGCTGGCCTTGCGCATCGGTCGAGCCGCTGTGCGCGTGATTGCCTTGGCCATCGGTCCATGCGGCATGCGCGTGGTCGCCCACACCGCTCGCGCTTGCGCCGTGGCTATGGCCACCACCCGCGGTCAGGGTCACGCTGTGGCCGTGATCGCCGCCGGCGGTGGCCGTCGCGCCGTGCGTATGCGTCAGGAGTGCGCCCGCGCTGTATGTGCCGACCTTGGTGGCATCAACCGTGGCCTTGATCACCGTGCCTTCGCCGAGGTTGGGCAGGTTGAAGGTGGTCACGCCATCGCCTGCGCCGTAGGTAGTGCCGATGGCAGCGAACAGCTCCGCATACTGCGCGCGCGAGATCGCCGCACCGTTGCACAGCAGGGTGTACGGCGGTGCTTGCTTGCCGGCCGTCACGATGATTTGACCTGGCACGTAGCGCGCGCGTGCATCGAGCTTGGCGGCAAGCAGGGCGACCAGGCCGGTGATGTCGTCCATCCCGTGCGTATGCTTGGCCGGCGGAAACGTGGGGCCGATGGCGGTGAGGAAGTCAGTACCGGTGGCGATCGCCAACAGCCGCTTGGTGAACTCGGTGGGTGCGCCCGCGCCCAAGCGCGCGTTAAGCGCGGCGAGCAGGTTGGCTGGCACGAGCGCTTTTTGCGTATCGCGCCCGACCTTGGCGTCCTCGTCGGTGGCGAGCTTCACCACGCCGACCGTGTCCGGAGTCGCCGCGGGATTCAAGAACGTGGTATCGCCGAACACGATTTGACTCGCCGACAGAGCGGCGAACTGCACGTCGCAGGCCAGCATCATCACCGCGCCGGCGGATTTCTCGACGATCACCTCGGCCTGGCCGTAGGACGCGAACAGCGTGCCGTCCGCGAGATAGAAGCCGAAGCCCCTCACGGTGTAGACGTCCTTGCTCGCATCGCTGATCGTGACGTGGATCGTGTCCGCCGCGGTGGCGCCGCCGGCGATCGTGGCGATGCGCTTGATTTCGTCGGGCACCGCCTGACCGGGTGTGAACGCGGTCGCCGTGACCGTGGCGTAGGCGATCCGCACGGCATTGGTGCCGTCGCCTTGGGCGTTGCGTAGCGCGGCCAGGCCGGCGTCGGTGACGGAAAGCATCAAGGCACCCACTCAGGCGACTCCTGCAAATTGAAGATGGACGTAGGCCATCGCACGAACGGCGGGGATGACACCCACGCTCGCGCGGGCATTGAGTCCTTGGGTGAAGGTGAAGTGGTCGCGCGCGGATTTGGTGCGGCTGACCTCAGCGATCACGTCGTCGACGAACGCCGCGGAGGTGTCTTGCGTTGTGCTGTCCGTCAGCGTCAGCGTGAGCTGGAACGTAAAGGGCTCGCCTTCGGGTTCCTGTTCGAACCACGGCCGCACCACAACATGGCCGCCGAAGGAGGCGACGACATCCTCCACCGATTGCGCGGTGCCTTGCTGCCGCGCGATGGCGAGGGCATGGCGCACGCGCGAACGCTTCACCGCCTCCGACCAGTACGGCTTCCAACTGCGCACGCCGAGTGACCAGGCTAGCCATGGCAGAAATTTCGCGGGGATGGTGTCGGGATTGGCGAGCGTCGCCAGCGGCGTGGCGAAGCTGAGCAGCTCCGCGCACACCTGGGCGAAGGCGCGCTCCATCGGCGTGGCGTTGGGCGGCAGCAAGCTATTCACCGACGCCTCCGGGCGTGATCACCACGCTCGTGCAATAGGCCGCTTCGGTATCGCTCACCGCGAGCGTGGCGTTCGGCGTGAGGTCGAGGACATCCTCGACACCGGGCACCTTGAGCGCGGCATACAGGCCGGACAAGGTGATGTTGCGACCGATACGGCGCGATTCGGCCAGGTACTTGGCCAGGCTGTCCTTCGCCGTCGTCAGCACGACGTCGGCGTCCGGACCGGCGAAGAACGCAAGCCGTGCCGATACGGCGAACGGGCGAATGGTCACCGCCTGCACGATCACCTTGTCGGTCAACAAGCGCCGCGCCTTCACGGTGATGTAGTCGGTGACGGTTTGCAGCAACTCGGGCGAGGGCGTGCCGTCGCCGTCGCGTGCCATCACCGACACCACCACCATGCCGGGTGCGGGGCTCGTCACCTTGGCATCAAGCACTTGGCCGGACGCACTGCGCGCCAGGAATTCGTAGGCGTCGGCGGGGCCGGCGGTGGAGTAGCCGGTAGGCGCAAGCTGGCAGCGATACAAGAGATCGTCGTCAGACTCGTAGATCGCTTCGACGGCCTTTTCAGGAATGGCGGGGCTGATCAGCAGGCGCTTCACGCCGAGGCTGGCCGCCCAGTTGTCGAGGTCCTTGCCGCGCGCGGTGGGTAAAAAGCACGCGCGCGCGTCGTCGTTTTTCTTCTGGCGTTCCTGCAGCACGATGTACGCCAGCACCTGGAGACTTTTACGGA